CAGACAGCCCGGGGCCAACGTGGTCAGACCGGGCAGGTTGAGATCGCCGCCCACGGTCTTCGGCAGACAGCCCGGGGCCAACGTGGTCAGACCGGGCAGGTTGAGATCGCCGGTGAAATTTTCAGTCTGATTTGTTTCGCGCAAACACCAAGCAAAAAAATCAATAAAATTGGGATACGATTGCCTAATCTTAAATACGCATTGTTTTTCCTCGCGGTTGTCGGCAGGAAGGACTCTGGCAATTACATCGCTGTCTGGAAGATAATGCCCTTCGCGCCATTTACTTCCGTCGAGTTTTAAAAACTCTTCGGTGTTGCTATGAGAATTTAAGTCGTGGACTTTAATTTCTCCCGTCTTTGGATTATGAAAGAACGATATGAATTGACACATTTTATTTTACCTCCTCGATCTTAATTTTTATGCTCCCGTCTTTTAAATTTCCCCCAAGAGCGCGGAAGGCCGTTGGATTAAATCCACGATCACGCCGTTTTTTCTGGCCTTTTTGCCGGGACCGTAATCCGTGTGGAATAGGACAATCTGCCGCTGTGTCAGTAAATTTGTGATCAGGTATTTTTGCCCCCACGTCCGGCGCCCATTTACCTTTTGGGGGTGGAACGGGAGCGCACAGGTCAGCGCAGACTCGTCGTATTTTTGCCCGGATGCCGTTAAAACTCCGCTCGTCCCCTCCCTTTGACAACTCTTGACGGTATAATATGTCGCCAATCCCGTTATGCAGGCCGGCGAGGAATATCCAGTTTCGGAAGCGATAATCGGCGTTATTACGCAGGCGCAGATAAAGCAGAGTGTGGTCAATATAGTTTTCATTGATTGTGTCTCCTCTCATGTTCATTGCCTTTCTCATATATTTAACTGTCGAAAATGCCATTTTATTCACTCCATTCTGGCAGGTGAATTTTAGAGATCGTGTCACTAAGTTTTTCTTTTGCGTCGATTAACGCATCGGAAAGGAAACACCAGTCATCACCGGTTTTTTCTGATTTATCAAGGGAATGATTAACCATGGCTTCTAATCTGTCGGTTATTGTTTTTAATTCATTTAAATATTGCCTCATGTCATTTCTCCTAAAATAAAAAAGGCCCGCATGATGCTTCTGCACCACGCGAGCCTTTTAATTCGCAACCGTTAAACTAAATATATCTTATGTCTATTAACGGTGGTGCAGATATACTATGGAATGGGGCTAAATCGTATTTATCCCCGGAAAGTCGCTATGGAAAAAAAACACCCGCCAACGCCTGAAGCCCAGTTGTCCGCGAAGACAGATGGTGCGCTGACGGGTGAAGGAGTTTTGTTATAGTTTCTGGGCTTCATATAAACAGAATTTAACAGAAAATTAAAATATGTCAACATTTATTTTGAATTATTTTTTACTGCGTATTGAAGGATGATACCAGAGCTTACCCTCAGATTGCGCCAATGCTTCAATCATATCCCATGACATTTTCTTAACCTCTATTTTTTCAATGGTTGGGCGATATAATGTTATTGAGACAAAACTAAAATCTTCTTCACGCCCATATTTATCAGTTCCGCTCGCCAAGCTGTTTATTTCAAACGCCTCCACTTCTTTAAGTTCTGGCGTAGCGACTAATTCCTTCATAATATTTATAGAGTTTTTTAATGCGCCTTTTTTGGTTAAATTTGCCGTAAATATTGAAGGAGTTTTATAACTCAATTTAATTCTGTATTTATCCGTGGCCGGCCCATCCACCTGAATATGCGCCTCTACCTTTTTGACACCGGAGCGATCCTTATAATCATATAGGACTTTTGATGCAATATTTGACGCGATTAAGACTAATTGTGGCGCAACCGTTTTGTCGTTCTCCCACATTCGCACGATTTTTTTCTTATAATCTGAATACCATTTTTCGTCTTCGGCGGATAAGGTAACATTGTTGTTCTTTTTATTTCCGATTTCCTCGGCGCGGTTGCCGTCTATCTCGCCCTGTGTTAATCCATAAGCATAAGAAAAAAACATAGCAAACAAAATTGAATATAATGTTTTCATTTTTTTTCCTCCTTGTTCCTTAACTCCGTCAGTATCTTCTCCAGCCCTTTTGCAATGGTGATCCCCTGCCCTTTACACCACGCCGCGAACCATAAACGGAGGGCAACCGGAAACTGAACAATACCCCAGTCAGATGTCCCTTTTGTGTTTGTTTTCATACTCCTTTTCCTTTCTGAAAATGAATATATTAAATAAACCGAATATTGTCAACAAAAATATGCAACTATTTAAAGAGGCCATTGTGGGCCATTCCAACCCAGCAATGACCCGGCATTATACCCACATCGGGGAACAGGCGGCTATGGATGCCGTCAAGATGTTGCCTGAGATTTAATCTGGCAAAGAATGCTTGCTCTAATATGCCCCGCGATTGCTCGCATAAGGTTGGGTGGGACATGGCGGAAGATTTGATCCCTTTTTGAAATTATCCACGGCCCATAGGGGCTGTAGATTTGTATAGTGAAAACAAACGCGTTACTGTTCCACATCTATAAGGTTAAAAGAAATACAGGGTTGAATATGGTCAATGTGCCAAAGTTTCCTGTTTTTCCAAGTCATACCGGGAAGAAGTTTTGATTCGATATAAGTTTTTAATTGAAAAAGGGAACATCCAAAAAGATCAAGACTATGTATTGATTTTACGCATCCTTGTTTTTGAAGTGCGGTGCATAGTTGTATGCGAAGTCTGGAAGTTATGGCAAAAACCGGATCGGTCGCCAGCCGTTTTCTTTTATAAGCATTGACTCGCGAACGATGAGATTTTGCCCAATCTCTTGCACGTGCACAGTATTTTTGAGGATTTGCAATATAACGCGCCCTTATTATTTCCGGATGGGAAGCTCTCCGCTTCTTTTGATAAATTCTACGATATTCACGATTGGTGATAAACCAAGCCTTTGCTTTTTCTGGATTAGCAATCCTCCATGCCTTCATGCGAGCTTTTATTTTTTCGGAATTGGCGGCATATCGCATTTTATCATAAGCTATTTTATTAAAACTCATAATATAAATATAAGATATAATCAGTTTAATATCAAGTATTTTATGTAAATTTATGACCGCACTTCGGACAAGTAATATTTTTCCCTTCTCCTGTGGTTTCTTTTTCGTTTAACGGTGGAACAGCAAGCATCATTTCTTCCATCGCCTTCTCGTCGAACCCGGTTAGGGACATGTCCAGATTTCCGCAATCAAGTTCAAGCAAAAGGTCTTTGAGGATAGGCATGTCCCAGTCACCGGATATTTTATTGAGCGCGATATTTAGAGCCTTTTCCTTTTCAATCGGCAAATCAACGACACTGACTTCCACCTGCTTGACACCTTTGGATTTCAATATCTTCAACCGCTGATGGCCGCCGACAAGCGTTTCTGTCCGTTTGTTCCATATCAACGGCTCGACAAGGCCGAACTCGGTTATACCCTTCAAGAGCATGTCGTATTCAGGATCGCCAGGCTTTAAATCCTTGCGCGGGTTATACGGCGCGGGATTGATCTTGCTGATCGGTATTGTTTTTATTTCCATGGTTCTCCTTTTATCTTCTGTTCAAATATCCATGCGCCAGCGGTAAATACTGCTTGCGCGCCGGAGGCGATTTCTGTTGCTGTTGCGTGGTGGTTTGCGCGGCCTGCTGTTCTTCCGGTGTTTGTGGCTTGATAATTCCATAGCACGGTGCGTCATCAGGCAACCGGAACACCTTGATAGCGTGGGCGATTGCAAACGCATATACGGTGCTGTCCAAAAGGTGATTGGCGTCAAAACCTTTACGTTTAACCCATTTTCGGTGTATCTCCGCCGTGCCCCGCGTGCGTGTGCTGATTTCGTGTTCGCTTTGCAGGTGTCTGGTCAACATTTCATCGGCGTCCGTCGGCAGGTAGATCAAGCGCTCCTGGCCTTCCTGTGGGTTCATGCGGGAATAAATTATCTGTTTAAAAAATTGCGTGTTCACGGCCAAGCCCTTCAGTGCATTCGCCGGTGTCTGCCCCTTTATATTCCTGTCCGGTGTCCAGAGCTTGAATGGGATCGGCGTATTGCGCCCGACTTCAACGATCCGATCTTGACCCTGTACTGGGCGCAGGATGCGGAATTTCCGGCACACGTCGAAAACAGACTGGGACTTATAGCGGGCGTCAACGCCGCCGGATACAATCCGCAATGACATACCGGACGGATGGGCGAATGATTGTTGCAATACCTTCGGCAATTCCATTTCGCTCCCAAGTAATCCCCAAGATATAAACCACGCCTTACCTCCGGAACCAAAACCAAGGACGACATAATAAGCACAATCTCCTTGCACGTCTGCACCAAGCACCAGCGCCTTGACTCCCGTTGGCAATGTGTTCCGTTGGTAAGTGTCCACGGCGTTTTCTATCGCGGCATCGCTGACCATCTCAATGCCGGCCTGCTCAAGGCTGTAAGGCAGGGCCAAGTAGTTGTTGACAAAGGCTTGCATCTGCGCAGGGTCTTGACTTATCTTGGCTTTAAGGTATTCCCGGACAATCGCACCAAAGCGGCATGTATCCCATCGCGGATACATGCTGTTGAGATGGTATGCGACCCACTTACCGCCCGGATTCTCGGTCTGCCATTGCCCGGACTCTACCGCCTTTGTCTTTTGCGCGTCTGTGATTTGTTTTTTGCAAACCTGACATTCATACCATGCTTTCGCGTCCAAGTCCCGGACGGCGCAATCCTTTGGCCATCGCAACCCGGAGAACTCAAGCCGGATCATGGCCCCGCAATGAGGACACGGAACATGGTAAAAATATACTGTCGTTGCGCTTGCCGGTTTCCATGCCGACGTGGAAAATAACTGCTCGCCTTTTGCTGATTCCTCCCGAGGTTCAAGCCCCAACTCCCGCCACATGGGATCATCCTCGTGCATCGGTGTGGACGTGCTGACGATTTTATGATTCCAGAATGTTTTGACGCGCTGGTCTGCCGCCGATGACGCGCCGGGCGCAAAAGCCGAAAGCTCATCTTTGAGCAGGTATTTTATCGGATGGGAGCGCGTTGCTGATTCGGAATTTGACCATGCAAAGCGCACAGTCAACCGGTCAAGGGTATAGGCCAGCAGTTGGAAGTCATCCACGGCCCCTGTTAAGTGCCGCCGCAGATTCGGGCAGTCCTGTATCATCGGCTGGATTCTGTCCTTGCTCACGCCCCGCGCCATGTCAAGCGTTGGGTAGACAAGCATTGTTGGGCCCGGGTCATAGTCAATGATATATCCCAAAATGCAAAAAATAAACGTGGTCTTTCCGGCCTGTGTGCCAAAACATAATGAAATGCGCTGGATACCGGAATTGTTAAACGCCCGTAGCGGCTCGCGCAGGTATGGAGTCTGGCGCAATTTTAATGGTCCGGGAATGCCGGAAGAACGGCTCGACAGAATAATGCCGTCCGGTGATTCCACCCACTCGTCAACGTCCAAATGCGGGCGCGGCTTGATTGCGTCATTCCACGCGGATATAAATTCTTTCCGAGTAGCTTTCATATGTTTCAAAATATCGGCGTTTGACCCGTCGGAATCCATTGCTGACTTGAGATGTCCCATCGCCAACAGAACGCTCCGGGAGGAAGCGTATCTGGAAATGGAACGCCGCACCCCAAAAAATGCTTTGTTATGCGTCGCAATAGACTAATCATATTTCCCTTTCCGGCAATTCATCCGGCAACGCCGCAAGCGCGTGCCGTATTGCCTGGTCTATTTCGTCCCTTACTTTTCCTGTGTCATCTGGGTCTTTCAAATATTCCCGCAACACCGGGGCCAACTCGTTCGGCAGGGCCATAACCCGCTCCCGCGTGCCACTGGCAATATCAACAAACAAGCGTTTAAGCATTGCCTTGTCAACGAGCGCCCCAGTTTGTTTTTTCCAGTCCAGCACGTCCATTTCCAGCAAGCGCAACTCGGTTCCCTTTACGGTCAGGGCGCGGGATATGGTTGCAATCTCTGCGTTGTCGCCGTTGCTGTTGACAACCCTGACATAACGGTTCATTAGGCTTGCATATTGTCCGCGCACCATGTCAAGCTGTGCCGGTGGGTCAATGATGCGCTTACCGGCCTGCTGTGGCTGTTCCTTGGCCGATTCCGGCGGCGGCGCGGCGGACTTTAACATCGCGCCTTCAAGCCCTTTAGGTTTCTTGCCGTGTGCGCCGCACCATTTTGCAAGCTTAACAGGGTCAAAAACATAAGTCAGCCCGCCATTAACGCGCCGCTTGCCGGTAGGTTTCAGCCCTTCCTTGCGCCAGATGTCAAGTGTTGCGCGGTCAATGCCATACAGTTCAAGCGCCTCCGCAACTGTTATTTTATGCGTCATGGTATCTTAAAAACCTTTTGGACATTGCGCGTATGCGAGAAGGAAAATAATGGCTGGAAACGAGTAACCCCCTGGCCGCCAGAAGAACCTATGCTTTTATTTATTTTATTTTTCATTAAACATTGTGTAAAATAATATTATCGCAATTCCATTTCGGTTTATAATTCCACATATAATTATGAGTATGAGATTGATCTTCATGTTGAAGAAGATATGTTTTTATATTTGAAGAAAAAGCAAGCCACATTCCGCAGTTGTTTCCTGTATAATTTTCAACCGCTCTATCTATCAACGCCCGCCAAATCTGAAGGCGACTGGTTATAATAGCCGTCTTGTGCGGCAGATTCATGTCGGCTATCAAAGTGTTCGTCTGTTCCTTTTCTTTAATGGATGATCCGAAAAGAATTGTAATAGATTTATCAACACTTTGTAGTAGGTTGCGCCATGCCTGCGGCGTGCAATCGTTGTTTGACCTGCTTACTTCAAGGGGCATGGCGGAAATGAACGGAGTATATTTCTTGGCTATTATCCGGGCTTCATCTCTGGCGGATTGATCTGGATATAACCGCAAGCGGATGGGATACCCCCGTATAAGTTTATGCCAGCCCCAGTTCCAATATATACCCGAGATCGGACTCCCCTCCCCTTCAGCATATAGGGCTTGCATTGGAGCCCCCGTGATGCAATCGAAAATATGCCCTCGGCATGGAATGATGGTATATCCCGGTGGATATTCGGAGTCTTCCCCGTGTGATTCTGCCGACAGCCCCGACATGGTAAATACTTCGCGCGAGGATGGATAATCCCCGTCATACCAGATCAGGACATTATGCCCCCCACAATATTCAGCCACGCCCTGTATTGCAGAGATCAGGCAGAGTTGATCCCCTATCCCCATGCGCCGATCTGTTTTTAGCCGGCAGTCAAAAAGAAAGGGGGTTTTGAAAGGATAAACAACAGGAGGAAACACCCCCCCCCTCTTATGTTTATTTTCCGCCCTGGCTTTTCTGTCCCAGTATTCCGCGTTCTGTTTAAGCAGGACTGGATTCAAGGGAAGGGATTGCTTCGGTTGCCTTCCGGCTTCGCTTTCTTGGTTTTGTAGTTTCATTTATTTCTTCCTGTGCCGCAATCGGAGCGGCTGTTATTTGTTTGTTCTCAAAATACTGAAAACAGATTGTAGTGCCCTGCACCCATATAATGCGTGGCTCTTTGTTGTCCGCGATAAAGTTTTTGTCGTTTAATTCATGGACGTATTGCTTGACGCCGGGATTGCCGGGGTGATTATAATCGTGCCATGCGATTATACCGCCAGCGGGATTAAGTAGCGAGAGGGCAAGCTGACTGTCATAGCCGACCCATGCGTATTCATGGTTGCCGTCAACATAAATGAAATCAACCGGCTCAATATCCCCGACGTGCAGGTCTTTACTTCCATTCTCAAGTTGCATGAGCCGGAAGCGCGAATCAGCCAAAGCGCAAGATCCAGCCGTTTCCTTTGTGAACCAGATAACGGGCAGATCCACGCCAATATATTCTTGGATTGTTTCGTTCCCGGATAGAATAGCCGCGGACGTTGCCCCGGTATTGCATCCAATCTCAAGGCATCGCTTTGCCTTGATATAGTCAACAAGCGCGGTCAATACCGGGATTTCAATATCTGGGTTGACGTTCACATCTTTGAATGCCCCCACAAGCGGTGGACGACCGGCGCCATACTTCGCGTGAAAGTCTGCAAGATTGATAATCATATCCGTTCTCCTATTTTGTGTTCATCTCTGTATCTATCCGCAAGTGCGGAAGAGGTTTTAACCAAGAGGGGCCATTTCATTATCTCGCCATCCGTGCCTTTGAATTGTTCCGGTGTTCCGTATTCGTGCCGGATTGTCGACACGGACGGCCACGGATTCCAATAACGCTTGTCAAACGTCATAGACAAGGCATGCTCGTAGTAAAAGGCATTGTTTCCAAGCGGCACGAACGGGATTGAATACAGCAGGTCAATAATCGCCGGACGTTTCATCAAGATCAAGGACGTGTCCACACTCCCGTGCCATCCCGGCCCCGCCATGACTTCCGGCCTAGTCATAAACTCACAGCAGATTGATTTCATATCCACGCCGAGAATCGCATCGGTTGTCAAAAAAATGGCTAGATCAAAGTTTATTTGCATAATTAACGAAAGCCCGCAATGGAAGGCCGCCACACCATACGACCAATCTTTTGCGTTGTAAGGCTTCGTGTCCGGAATGCCCGCAAATATCATCTGGCAATTTACCGGGCAGAAATTATGCCGCTCCGCACGTTCAACCAAAAACATTTCAGGATTATCAAACGCCGCTCGCGCGCGCTCCCGCCAATCGATGATCTGTTCGGACAGAGAATCTCCGTGCGCCTTGCCCCTTATATGAATTGAACTGAACACGATTGTTTTCATTGGTTTGTAAAATTCCATTTAGCGAGAAATTCAATAGAATCCCCTCCTAGCCATGTGTGAAAACCAACATCCCCACCGGCGGTATCAAACGCCTCAATAGTAACACTATTGTTACCATTTAGGGAAAAAAGGAGACCATTTTGAAACCACCATCCCGTTCTGGATGATTGTTTCATAACGCCGTTCACCCTGCAAAAATCATCTACTACGTTGAAAGAAAATGAATAGACATCGACAGGCAATGCGACTCCTTTTATTTTTGAAAATATCCACGGATTATCACTATGCGGAACGTCATCTGGATATACATTAGGATAAATCGGCCCTCTTCCCGCCGATTGCGCTAAACACTTTTCCGGGATGTATCCTGTCCACCGCAACGCCCCAAACCCTTTTTGCAAGTCCTCAAATATCCACGGGCCAATAATATCGCCCGCCCGCATCAGGCCATAAGAAAACGAATAGCCATCTGTTGAACGCCTAAAACCGTTGACATTTAATCCGGACGTGGCCCGCCAGTTGTCGAGCGTGAAATATAGAAGCGCATTCCCGGCGTCGGACAAAGGGCCGTTGTCATGGTCAACGAATGACTTGCAAAAGGCTTCAAGCCAGCCTTGCAACGTGCTCCAATATGAAGCGGGTTGCACATTTTTTTCTGTTGGAACATAGGCAGGTTGCGCGATAGATTGCCTGCGCTCGGAATAGGCAAGCGTGATTTCATTAAATAGGGTTTGCCAGGCCGCCCCAGATGGGTTTGTAAATGGCACACTCACGCTATGGCCCTCATCCAGTCCCAAACGCCGGTGCCGCCTTGTTTCTGCCAAACCATGCCGTCGGCCGCCCCGATATCAGTAGAAACACCGGCACTATTTTCAGAGAATGAAGCCACGATCTCTGCGAGATTAGCGACCGCCGTTGCAAGATCGGCAACCTGATCCTCAATATCCGAAGCATCATCTTCTTCATCTGCCCCCTGCATGGAGGAAATAACGCCTTGAATCTCGCTGATAGCTTTTGCGATTTGTTCCCCGGGGCGGGAGGCGGAAATAACCTGCCCCGGTGATAATGGCGCATTGTATTTATTTAACCATTGATGTACTTCCGACATTTAATATTCCTTTATTCATGTTCAACGAGTTCTTGTGCGTTAATTATTTTTTCATTAACTTCTGTGATTTTATTAGTTGCTGCTGAAATTTTAGAAATAGCCTCTGCTGTTTGTTCACGAGATTCTTTTTTGGTTTTTTTCTCTTGTTCTGCCATAATTATACCTGATATTCCTTCCAGATTTCATCCATGAACATGAGTTTTGCATTGCCGCCGTCAATGACCCACTCAAGTTTTTTATCGCCGATGGTTGCGCTTGGCGTAAAATCAGAAAAGGGAACTCCATTACAAGTCATCAAGGCGGTGTATCCGTTAATAATCCGGACATCAATCCCGTCTATATTTGCAGGATCACCAGAACCAAGATCCTCAAATTTAACTCCTCCCCATGACAATGAACATACGCCCGCCGCGCACCCAAAGACAACGCCCACAGGCGGATAGGCAATCGCCCAGGCTTTGTTGCGCCGGTATTTTGCCGTGATCGCGTAGAAGCTCGGGCTAACAGGCGTTCCATATATTGATACAAGTCCATATCCACTTCCCCAGGCGATACTTACCCCGGAATATGGATTCGTGGTCAAACTGGCGGGGAACAATGAAAGACCATCGGCAATAACCCGCGCATCTGACTTTTCGCAGATCAAAGCAACATCAACCTGACGGGATAAATTCCATCCGAACGAATCCGACAGATAAACCTTATCATCCGCGACCTTACCGCTCACCATCGTTTCCACATATCGCTGTCCGCCCTCCCATGGACGGCCAATGATGCACCCATTTTTTTCTCCCGATTGCGGTATGCCGGCAGACCCGATAGGGTCAATGGCCTTATACCGCACAGACAATCGGCTGAAATTCGGCGACATTTCGGATATATCCTTGCCGTTCATTTCAAAACCCGGCCCCCAGTTAATGAAATTGGCTGGCGTGCCGTCCGGGTTGCGCCCTCCGGCGGACAATAACATTGCGGGTTGAGCGTCTAATCCGGCTAGGATTGCCCTTGATTCGCCCTTATAGCATTGATAAACATTGGTCACAATGCGTGTGCGGACGCCGGCTTCCACGGAATCAGATATGGCCCCGCTTTCCGGGCATTCAACATACCGGGCCGTCCCTGTCAGTAATGATCCAATTTTAACCATATATGCCTTTTCTTGCCTGTTCCTTGCGCACAGAATACGCTCCGTTGCCCCTTCCTGCCCTTATCTCACCGCCGCCTTGTCCTGATACCCCACCGGAATAGATAGGCTGTTTATCGCCATGCCAATCACATGGCGGACGGGAAATCTTGCGAATTGATACCCATTTCATAAATTAAGCCCAAACAATCCCTTTGGCGCCTTTGAGTAATCCTAAAATCTCGCCAAGTTTTTCTTCCGCGCCGCCACCACCCTTTATGTTAATATCCATTTTTCCAAGACTGCCGAAATCAATATTCATCAACCCATTTTTTAAACTTCTCATACTGCTGATAAATGAATCAACGGCATGACTGCTGATATTCGGGATTTTTATCGCGGAAAAATCAGGCATTTTTAGATTGCCAAAATCTATTCCCTTTAATCCATTGGCCAACTTTGTAATGCCGGAAATAAAATCGGCAACCTCCAGGCCGTGAAGTTTCGGGATAGTGAATTTAGAAAAGTCGGGGAGCTTTATTTCGGGAAGTGTAAAATCTTTTAGCCCTTCTTTTAATTGTTTCATAGCCGAAATAAAACCGGACACATCAAAAGAACTGATTTTCCCGCCTTTAAATGCGGCCAACATGCCGACAAGATCGGTTACATTAACTTTTACCGTGCCGGTAGATTCTGAAAGTTTATCTGTCTCCGTCGCCGTTGCGCCCATTGCGTTGCCCATATTTTTCAATGGATCAATCATCAATAATGCTGCTGGGGTAAATTGGCGCATGGCGACAATATCATTCAACGTCGCCCGCGCGGATTCATTCTGCTTGGAGGTGAATTTATCGTAAAATGCAGAACTGGAATTTATCGCGGAAGAAACATTATCCACGGCAGGCGCGACCGAGGCGGTCGCCTTTGCCAGTTCAATCATGGTGTTGCGCGCCTCGGCGGCTTGGTCTTCCTGTTCCATGAGCGAGGCGGTCATCTTGTCAAGGGCTTCCTCTTTTTCGTTAGCCGTTATCATGTCGGACATGGCGATCCGCATTTCCTTCAACCGTTCGGCGTTCGCCTTTAGGACGGGGTCTTCCTTTTCAACCAGACCCAAGAATTTACCGGCGGAAATGAATAATCCATCAATCGCATCGGATACACCGGGAATTTGACGGATCAACAGGCCGAGACCAGCGCCAGCAAGTCCTGCGGCGACGACCATCGTTGAACTGGCGGTAGCAAATGCGATAATTGCGTCTTTTACGTACATCAATTTTAGAGCGAGCGTTTCGAGTTGACTGGTCGCCAGTAATTGCGAGGCAACCGCCATCGCTTTAATTGCCACCGTGGCATCATATATCTTGACGGCAAGAACAATAAGGCCAGCAGCGCCTCCAATAAGTCCGCTCAAAACGGCTATAAAGATTTTTGTTATATCGGACAAACTGTTCCATCCTTCGATCATCCCGTTAATGGTTTGAACTGCTGATTTCGCCACTATGACAATGCTCGATAATACCGCGTCCAGCGTCTTTAACGCGCTATTGAGAACATCCACCCGCTTCACATCCTTAAGAACAGCAAATAATTCACGCGCCCCGTTGGCCACATGCGCAAATGTAACTTTGAGAGCATCCAGAAGATTACTCAGCGCGGTGAACGTCTGGGGCAGTCCGATATATTGCACCAGCGAATTGCCAAACTCCCTGACCTTCGCAACCGCCTTGTCAAATCCAGAGGAAATATCATCCATCACCTTTGACCAATCCACGGTTGACCATGCCTGTTTGATCGCCTCCCACGCCCCGCGCCCGGCCTCCGCAATCGCCGTCCAGACATTCTCCGCATACTTCTGGATTGTCGGCCAGACTGCCTTTGCAATGGACTCAATTTCGGCCCAGACCTTCGTTGCCCCGGCTTTAATTGCCTCCCATAATTCCGCGCCGTTTATGCCTTTGAGATAACCGGCAATTTTTCCCCACACTTCGGCGACATGGCCATACCAGAAATTGAAAGCCGCGATTGCACCCTGTTTGGCAGAATCCCAAACCTCTGACCAATTCTGCCCGCGTAAATATGCCGTAATCCTTGAAAGTGCCGCGCTGGTTGCGGAAATAATCGCGTCCCAAGTATTCAAAGCGGCGGTTTTTAGCGTAGAAAACGAATCGCCCCAGTTGATACTCTTAAACATATCGGCCAATTTTCCAGCCCCGGCGCGGATTCCGTCAAATGCTTCCTGGGCCGATTTCAGGGCAGAATCAAAAACATCGGTCAGCATCGTCTTGACCTTTGACCAATCACCGGCCATAAGAGCCGCAACCAGTTTCCCGAACCATTGAATGACCTCTTGAATGTCAACGATCAAACCGGCAAGGGCTTTTGACATTGGCAAAAATGCCGACACGTTCAGGTTTTCAATTACATTGCCGAGCTTCTTTAATTCTGCCCCAAGCGTGGCGTTCTTTTCTTTATAAAGCCCGGCTTGTGTGCGGCCTTTATCCATTCCATCGGCAAGGGCCGTCAAAGCCGGACCACCTTCCGCCATCATCTTAACCATTGCACCGCCAACGCGCGGGCCAAAGGCTTCTAGAATTTTTTGCGAGCTGATACTGGATGATTTCAGCCGATCTAACGCCCCGGCCATTCCTTCAACCGCCGGATTCCATCCTGCCAATGCCGCGCCGATTGCGCCCTTCATGGTCTTTGCGGCATCGGATAGTTTATCCATGACCATCGTAAAAGCTTGACCGGCCTTGCCGCCTTCAATTCCGGCCTCCTCAAATAGTTTCATCATAGCCGCCGTCTCATTAAGGCTGATCCCGTAGCCTTGCGCCGTCTGGCTGGCCCGGAGTAATGCTTCTGTGAACGCCTGCATTTCTACCGGGTTTGAAGCTTCTGCCAGCACGTTCACAAACCGCGTTGTATCAACCGCAGTAAGGCCAAAATTCTTCATTGTGGTATTCATCACGTCGGCCGCGGCGGCAACATCCATGCCGGCCACATCTGCCAGTTGCAACGCGGGAACAAGTCCGGTTTTAATAGCTTCGGCGGTGATTGACCCGTTCGCATGGAGCGCGGCCATTGCCTTTGTTATTTCCCCTGTCCCAGCCGTCATCTTCGTGGACATGGACATTGCCAGATCGGTAAGACCTTTTATTTCCGTGGAAGTAAATCCCGTCTCCGCCCTCAAGTTTGCAATGGATTGCTGGACACCCATGCCGGCGGAGGAGACTTCTTTCAAGGTAGCAATCGCGGCACCAACGGGGCCAAATGCTTTACCCATGGCAAGTATCTCAGTTGTTACCCCGCCGAACGAAGCCATCATGGCGCCGGCGGCATCGCTGACCATTGCCCCCATTGATGAGAGCCCGCCTTTCATCCCGTCGGTATTCAGCGCAACCACGGCCTGTAATTGAATACTCATTTTACTCCCCTGTTAAATCTTCCTGAAGTTCGCGTTTCTCCCATGAATCAACGGCATACTTTTCAAGGTCTTTTGCCATTTGCGATTCAACCCCTCGCACGGCATTATCCGCCCAACCAAGTCCCTCTTTTAAAAGTCCGACATAAGGAACAGCGTTGACGATTGTGAAACTCGGATTATCACTTCGCGTCTGGTCATTGCCGGAACCTTCATTCTTGTTCGGCTGGTTTGTATAAATATTTGCGATATTCAACAATGCCGCCGCCGGCCAGAATCCAGCCCGTAACCGGCCCGAGGCGCCGTAACTGCTGGGAGCTTTTGGCGCGTTCCATGCAAAGCGGCGAATGAGCCGGCGGGCGGTAGTGCGGACAAACGACGCACCGTTGCGTCCGACAAGTCGAGCAACCTGGCTCATTTGCCGATTAAAATCTTCCAAATCAAATTTTATAATATCAGACATTTTGCAACAACTTTCTTCTGTTCCATACCGCCCTTCCTGACAGACTCATTTTTACTCTTGTTTCTGGAGACGCTTTGAGTCCCGTCAGGGACAATGCAATTTTCCTATTTATTTCAGGCGATCTGTTTCTATTGGCTAATCCGATCTTTCGCCGTGTTTCGACGGACATATTTTGTTTTGCCAAACTCTGTTTTCTCCGAACTTCAGGAGGAGTATGCTTTCCTTTATTCCATGGCGCTTTTCCTAGTCGCGCAAGGCTCCATTTTTTTCTAATCTCTGGAGATACAAGATGATGACGACCTGTATTAAACACCCTTATTTTTTCGCGCCATTCAGGAGTAAAAATACGTCCTTTAAATATTTCGCTTTTTTTTCGACAGGTTTCCGCGGATTGCCTAAAACCTGACACCCCCTCGCCGCCTTCAGTCTCGTTAACTAAATTCACACCTTCGTCACGGAAGTATTTTATCCAGGCGATTTCTTCCGGGCCCCCGTCTCCGTCCGCTTCTCCGATTTCAATGATTGACGGAAGAAAACCACGCACCAACAGAGAACGAATCCAGTTACAACGATGATTTTTGAATCCGCGCCGTGCATCATATAAGTGATACCTGAATCTTTTAGAAAGATTTTTTGAAGTCTTTCCGACATATCGGATTCTCCCGTCTTCATCTTGAAGTGCATATATTTTTGTTTTCATTTACTAACCTTCATTCTTTTCTCCAACATTGCCACAATAGCCGCATCGTCATCTGGTGTTGCATCCGCGCCCGGCATTGTTGCCTGCGGATTTAACCTTTTTTTTGCGCAACCCATCAGTCGAATGATCGTTACCATCGGCATCGCCTTCCATTGCCTTATGGCATTCATCCCTACTCCGCCGTATTGCGAGAGTAAAAAATCAATCAGGACAAATGCCCAACTGCGTTTTTTCTTCCATCCCCCTCAAGCCCAGCCTCGCTAACCGCTTTCGTGGCGGATGTCATTAAATCATTAAGCCGATTGGTAAGGGTCGCCATTTCACTCATGGTCATTTGTCGCGCCAAATCCGACACGGCATTCCTGAATTTGCGCGGATCATCAATGATGTCCAGCGTGCGCGGATCGTTGGCGTTGATGAGGACATAAAGCGTCCGGGCCAGTTCCGTCACTGTCGGGATATTCTTGACGTATTTAACCGTCGCAGGATCAATGACCGGATTGTTATTCCTGTCAAACACCGGCGCGCCGGTCTTTTTGTCCTTCATCTGTTCGCCGGAACCCTCAATAATTTCGGGAGGGCGCGTGAAGGGGGAATCGATCTGTTCCATCAAGATCGCCGAATTAAGGGTTATCGGCGGGATTTTCCATTTCCCGATTGTCATTTCCTGCGGATCAAGATCGGAACTCGGGGTCGTTTTGTTTTTGCTCATTTTCATTCTCCTTTAATTTAATATTGCTTAACATTTGTTTCTAGCCCGTCAGTCTCTCGCGGGCAATTCCGTTTTACAAACATTCACGAGCATTTTACGGTTTTGCATGAACTTGACTATGCCGTCCGCGCCCTTGCGATAATCATCCATCCATTCGGTTGAAATATCGTTTAATTTCCAGTAAAGTTTGCGCCCGTCCGGTGATTTATCCCACCCGTCCAGCCGCGCTCCCCTGGCCATCATTGCCGCCGCGAAGTCTGTATCTAAAGTTTTTAATTCCACGGACATAATTTGATTTCTCCGATTTTGCCCTGCAAAATCGCCCTGCGTAGCCCCTAGGCGAAGCATGGGCTATTTTACTTAATCCGGCCACGGAGCCCGTCCGCTCCGTCGTCGGGGAAGAATTTAATTTTTACGACATGACCAAGTTGGCATACTGAATGCCCTCAAAGTCAATCACCGTCCATGCGCCTGAACTACGCGCCTTTCCGGCGCGCGTGATATAGATCGTCCCGGTGATGTCCGTTATCATGCATCCCGTGGCTGATCCCACAAGCCCAGCCGGGCCGCCTGTTTGATCGGTCAGGAAGAAATACGATCCCGTGATCTTCTTATCGCCGGCGCCGTATAATTCAGCCGCGACTACCGTTCCCGATCCGTTGCTCGCTTCCGCAACCTTGCAACTTTCGTCATCCTTGATGTTCTGGACATATCCCCAAACCTCATCAGTTACGCCGAATTGCAACCTACTGTCTCCTAATCTGACATCTGTCATCTTAATTCACCTCCCTTGGAGAGATTGCACGTTCCCTCTTTACGTTTATTTCAAAAATCTCACGGCAAATAAAAAAGGCGGCAAATGGTGTTCTGGCACCAGAATGCCGCCCTGATATTGGCAATAGGCCCGCCCCGGTTAATTACTCCGACGCGTTGCCGTGCTGTAAAATGTTTGTTTTATTTCATGTCGTTGTTGCTTGCGAACATCTGGCCATAACGGCCAAAGTAATCACAATCTCCTGTATTTTATCTTCAGAAACATCAAAACTTCCCCCCTCCAGCCATGCGTCCCGCACATTCAGCTTTGTTGCGGTCGCCTTCGCCGACACGGTGGCATCTATCTGCGCCGGTAAATTAGTTTGTTGCCCCCAAGAGCGCAACGCCCCGGCAATCTGCTTTAATTTATCACGGCTTTTATCGTCCTCCCGGTAAGTCATCGCCGACAACTGGAGCGCACATTTATACCAACCCGTCCGGTTGCCGAACTCCATTGCATTTATAACCTGGACGGCGGCGCAAGGATAGTCGGCCGCGTGCGATGTATCGCGCCGGATTACAACGCGCGCAACGGTTGTTAAATCTGTCAAAATTGAATATACTTTTAACAATTCAATAACCGCCAATTCCAGCCGGCGTTCAACATCTATAATCTGGACGGTCATTATTTAGCCCTCGGAGTATATTTTTCTCCAACGTCAATTCTCATCCCAACATTATCAAGATGTATTCTCAAAACACGATATTCAATACCGGCAACCGTGATAAGGTCGCCAACGTCTGGCGCGGAGGTATTCGGCGCGGTAGTCCAATCGGCGGTTACGCAATGAAAACTATTTTGATACCCCTCCAATTCACCGGCTGCCGCCGCGATTTCAGTTTCTTCAAGGGTGGACTTTACGCAGTTGACCGTGTTGACGCCGAATGTAATCGGTATATTCCAGTCGGCGATAATGGCCGCTCGGTCTATTTTAAACTGTGCAACATCAAGCGTCATTTTTTCCCTTCTTTGATCATCAAAATTAGATTCGTAACCGCATTTGTAAAACATCCCTTGTGTCCAAGAACCAGATGACACCGCCTGCATAAACAGACCATATTGTTCGTGTCATGCGCCCGTTCCGGGTAAAGATGTTGCGGGTAGATATGATGGACTTCAATATTGTTTGTCGCCCCGCACCACGCGCACGGCGTGATCACTATCCCCCACTCGCTCGTCTGCCCAACCGGAGGGGCAAAGGTAAGGCACGGGATGGCGCACAATATCAATATTGCAATCAGCGTTTTCATTTGTTACTGTCAATCACTCCCTTAATCCATGCATCTAACTGTTCGGGATATTCTACCACGTCCAGCCATTGACCGACAAGTTCTTCGTTGACCTGATGCTGATAAACGGTATATCCACCGAATCTGACGGCTATAAAATACGGATGCGCCCGACTCGGCAATCCCACTTCCATCCCAAGTAACAAATCCTTGTCAGCCGATTTCTGCGTGTCCGGCCAATCCCTGAACCAATCAAACATACAATATCTAAAATCATGTAAGGCCGCCTCGCGCAATGTCCGCTCGTCCCATCTGTCCCATATCAAGGTTAATGGCCAGAACAATGACACGCCATCAATCACAAAACCGGGCGGGATTCGGAACACCCGGCCATGTTCATCCATCCATATCACCCAGTCAAGCGTGATCGCCCTGTTGGTCCCGTCCTTTAATTTCCATATCCTCGGAACCGGCGACAGCCACAATGGGCCGACACGGGTAACATCTGGCATAAATACAGGCAACAGGCATTTCGGCGTTAATGCTTTTTCGCGCATTTTATACTGTTGTTTTCTTTGTCTTGATCTTTTCAACTATTGACCAAACAATCGGGATAATGACCGTAATCGCGCCGATAATCGTTTGAAGATTTGTCTGGAGCGTGGAAAGATCGGTTGCTGATATTGTGTCGCCAAGCATCCCACCGCCAAGAATAGCGAGTCCCCACCGTATCACCGCGTTTATAATTGTTTTCATCGTTTCGTTTCCTTCCTGTTTTTGTTCTTGTTTTCGTTCGGGCAGAACACTACCGATTGCGCCCTTCGCCGCGCCGACAATAGCTCTGCCAATTAAATTGTTTAATAGTGCAATTATTTTATCCTCCCACCGCAACCGAACCCTGCGGCTATTAACGCCTGCGATTGTTCCTTTATTCTTTCGCCGGAAGGATTCAGATTGTATTCAATCGGCCATGTATAAATACCCCTCTTTGCCGCCTCGCGGGTTTCAGTAACAACTTCGGCTGGTGAATGTTCATCGCCTTTGCCCGGATGCCAAGAATGCTCGTAACACCAGAAATCTAGTTTAGGCATACCGTCTTCCGGTGGTCTCTGCATGTGCGTTCCAACGTATCTATCCGGAGCAAAGCGTTTGATTAAATCGTAAAAAGCGTTATGTTGTGCCTTATTAAAATATTCAGATGATTCAAGTCCGATTAAAAATCCCGGACAATAAGGCCGTAGGTGGGCGATCAGTAGACTAAATGCCCGTTCATGTTCTGCCGCTGAGGCATTGCGGATTAGCGAATTTTCATATTCATCGCAAAAAAAACACGGAAAGAATGACCCACCTGCGGCGTGAACAATACGCGCGTGAGATTCCAGAATTCCAAGTTGCGCCATATCAACCGTTCCGCCCCACCTGTCTTCCCAAAAACTTACAGGAGCACTTCGGTCGGTATTGGACAACAAGGCTATCACAGAGTTGCCATTTCCGGCCACGATGGAACCCGTGCAAGCCGATTTATAATCCTCGCCAAAATTACGAGCGAAATACGACCATGAAGACATAATCTCTCCGTGGAAATCAAAGAACAGACAGGTCTTCGGCGGGACATTAAGAGGCGGACTAGCTATCGCCCCACTTGGGGCCAACGCTTTTAGTTCATTCATCTTTGTTCCTCTGCTGTTTGTTTATCCGCCCACTCCGGGTATTTTATCGCCGCGCACGAGGGGCAGACAACAAGTGTATTTTGCGGAAAATTGACGATGAAAGTCCGTGAGCATATTCCGCAATGAGCGCGATATTTATTGCTTCCAATGTCCGGAGCAGGCTCAATCGTAATTGGGTTATCGTTTTCTTCTGTCATATTTTCCCCGTTGAAATTAAAAATCTTATGAACATCCAGAATATCCACAATGCGCCTCCGATTATCGGCGTGGCTATTGTCCAAAATAATCTCGTCAATGCACCGTCCATTTTGCGCTGATTATCGGCAATGCTCTTTATCATCGCCTCCTGTTCGTTCAGTCGCGACTGCATTGATTTTTTACCATTATCTATGTAAAGCCTGTTATTTATTTTATTCATAAGATCATAAAGCACGTTGTATTTATCGCCGGATTCTTTATGCCGACGCTCGCAGGCTTCCGGGGTAACAAATTCGTCAGTCTCGCGCATTGGAGTCATTTATTTTTATCCTTTCAAAACTTCCACTTTATGCCAAAAATCTTCATCACAGCTCGCGTGATTATTACCGCCAAAACAATCACACACAAAACGACTATTGTTCCGGCAAGATATATGAATTCTTTGATCATTCAATCCCCCCGGATATGTGCGACATTGAACCTGCGGAAACGTGCGAGATGGACTCCGCACCGACGATCAAATTAGGCGGCACAAACTCAAATGCGCCGATGTCAACCTGCCCCTTGATAATCCGGGCGTTGCCGTCAAAGTCTGTCGCACCCACCATCCACGCCTGATTAGTTCCGGTATCCCGGCAGGGAGAAGTGGATTTCAAGCGGAAATCAGTTGCGGACACAAACTGCGGATCGTTGGTGATACAGCCGTTGTCCGCCGAATACCCAATGCCGCAACAGTGTATGCCGGGATAAGTATTGGCAGATGGATTATTGCCCCAAGAAATACAGTTATAAGACGGCGCACCTGCTATGCCCTCGCCGTCATTATTGGCTATCGTGCAATTATAAAGAGTGGAGTTCCATGACCCTCCGCCGGAATCAAGTCCGTGATTATTTATAATTAAACAATTATAACACGTTACCTTTGCGACACCGCCTCCGGCCATAGCATAACAGTCGCGGATAATACAGTTGGAGGCGTAACCGCTATCCATTCCGCCCCCGACACCGTCCTCCTCACCTCCAATTGCGCCGCCATTAGTAATCGTAAGTCCAATAACCCAAGCGTTAGAGGCTGTCGCGTAAAAACACCTCACTCTATCGTGCTGTTCTTCCTCAAACTCATTCGTCCAGACATAATCATATCCGCTCACAATCACGCTGGCCGGGTTGCCGTCAATGCTCTTGACCGTAACGGCGTTCGTGATCGTGATCGTGTTGGTAAGGTTATATGTCCCGTTGCTCATGGTAACCGTAGACCCGTCGGCCAACCCTTGCACGGACGCGCAGATGTCCGTAGAAGCCTTCAGCCAGGTATCAAACGGCGCGGTATGCGAGCCGTCAAGGGACACATAGACATCCGCCGACCATGCGCTGGCA